ATGCCCAAAGCCGCCGTACCGCTGAACGACACCCGCATCAAGTCGCTGAAGCCTAAGTCCAAACGTTACCTGATCGCCGATGGCGGTGGCCTGGTGCTGGAGGTCATGGCTTCCGGTAGCAAGATTTGGCGTTATCGCTTCACGCTCCATGGCAAGCAGCAGCCTCTCGTCACCATTGGCGACTACCCGGCCATCAGTCTTCAAGACGCCCGCGCCCGCGCCATGCGGTATGCCGAAATCGTCGCTACAGGCGTTTCACCGGTTGCCGATGCCAAACGAGATCGGGGGGCAATCAAATCCCACGATACGCTCAAGGCCTTTGCCGAATTCTGGTTTCAATCGGAAATAGCCAGCAAGTCCGCGGCCTACGCCTCGACAACCAAACGCGTGCTGGCCAGGGAAATATTTCCTTCAATTGGCAACAAGCGCGTGACCGATGTGAACGCCGGCGACGTGTTGGCAATTTGCGACCGCATCAAGGGGCGCGGTTCGCCCCAGGCCGCGCTGTCCGTGCGCAACATCATCAAGCGCATGTACGAGTTCGCCATTTCTCGCCAGGTCGCCACGATCAACCCGGCACAGCAACTGGTTGCGCGCTTCATTGCGACCCCGGAGAGCCGCACACGGGTACTGGCTCCCGATGAGATCGGGACCATGCTCAGGGCCATTTACGCGTCGGACATGGGGCGCCCGCTGAAGCTGGCGCTGCACCTTTTGGTGATTACGATGGTGCGCAAGTCAGAACTGATCGAGGCGGAATGGTCTGAATTGGATTTGGGCACCGGTATCTGGCGTATTCCGGCCGCGCGCATGAAAAAGGACAAGGAGCATTGGGTCCATCTGTCGGCCCAGGCCATAGAGATGTTCAAGGAGCTGCGAACGCTTTCGTATAGCGAGCGCTTTGTGTTCCCGACCACCCGCAGCTTCGGCGAAAAGCCGATTGCCAAGTCGACGCTGAATCAGGCGGTTCGAGCCATGAACCTGGACCTGCAGCATTTCGTGCTGCATGACTTCCGGCGCACAGCATCAACGCATCTGCACGAAATGGGCCACTCATCCGACGCAATCGAAAAGGCCCTGGCTCACTCGATCAAGGGAATCAAGGGCGTGTACAACCGCGCTGAGTATGCGGAAGAGCGGCGGAAGATATTGCAGCTATGGGCCGACTTTGTGGATGCGCAGATCAATGACGGGCGCAAAGTGGTAGTGGGAAACTTCAGCCAAGCGGCATAGAAACGATTGCGCAGCGACGAAGACATCGCCGAGACGATTCGAGGTAGAAATGGATTAATGACGTAAAGAGTTCAACCGACGCCCGGCGGTGATACCGGGCAAGAGCAGCGAACAGGACGTTAGCGCGTCCTGCCCGCCTAACCAAGAAACAATCTTTAACGGAGATTGAAAGCATGGCTATTGCCATAATATCAGCAAACTCTGGCCCTTCCAGAGATACCGCAGCAACTACACAACGCGTTGACACGATCCGCCTGTTTGGCTCCAAACAGCTTGTACGCCAAGGCAGAAATTGGTCCCTGGTTTCCAGTGCCGAGCAACCCCAGCAGCTCACCGAGCGCGAAGCGATGTTCGTCAATGCCGCCCTGAACGCGGCAAGGGGGCAGCAATGAAGCTCTCAGGCATATTACTTACGCTCCCGACGGGCAAGTGCCTTCTCCAATTGCCGACCGAACAGATCACCCCAGTTGAATCGGTAGTGCGCAATATCCGGCTTGAGGCCACGAGCAAAGCCATAGCCGCCAATGGAGCAGGCCGGCCGAGCCTGGCGGAAGAATGGATCAACATTTCGGCTTTCGCCAAGTGTGTCGCGCGCGCCTTCAAAATGGAAAGGCTGCGCCGTGAAAAAGCGGCAGTGACGGTAGAGCTCAAGCGGGAGATGGGATTTAAGGAAAAGAGGTTGCCATCGCCCGTTGAGCGCTACTTGGGCCTGACGTCTTTCACCGCACCATCGGCGGACGATCAGCACTGCGTAGTTGAGGCTTCGCAATTATCGTTCGCGCCATGGATCGAGATTGGTGACCTGATCAGCGTGGATTTCACCGCAACGGCACTCAGCTACGATGGCCTTTACCTTGTGGCCGTCCATGGTTCCCACATCGCCATTCGCGGATTCCGGCAGCCGACCCGGAACAACTGGCTGCTTTACGAGACCCTGGAAAAGCCACCTGTACCGCTCCGGATGAACGGCAAGCTGATGCCGGCGGACTTCGAGATCGTCGGCCGGATCCTGGACATCTACAAGAAACAGCCGACCGACAAGAAAGCCTGTGCTGCGCGGAGGTCAACATGAAAATGCTGGCTTCGCAGGTTCCAAATATGGAGTATGGCGATGGGGCAGCCGACGCAATTACGCGTAAGTCGCAGCAACTGCTCGCGTTGTTATCCACCATCACTTCCAATGGTTTCGAAGCGTTTGAAGCAAACGACGCGCGCACGAAGCTGGACTATCTGTTCGCGTGCACCGATCTTGCCCGGCAAATCAGTCTGCTCACCGACTATATCGAAGACATAGACGTGACGCCTTTGGTGAGAGCATAAAAAATCGACCGAACGAGCGGCGCTTAGCCCGCTATCGCCCAAACCAATCAGGAGAATTACAATGTGTGAAAATGCTAAGTTGAAGCGGAAAGAAGTGCCCCAACTGGAGCACGGGGAAGATGTCGTCGACATCCTCACCCGCAAGACGGCACAACTCTCATCGATGCTCGTTACCATTACAGGCACTGGTTTCGAATCATTCATTACCTACAACGACGAGATCAAGGGAGAATACCTGTGGGCATGCGCTGACTTGGCATGCCAGATCAAAATTCTGTCTGGTCATGTGCATTAAGATTCACTGACTGATTCGCAGAGCGATTCGCTTTACCGCCGCACCTTGCCGATCCCCAGGCGGGTGCGGCTACCAATTTCAGGGGCGCTGAGGGGCGCGTTTATGGTTGCAAAGAAATCTGGTACCAAGAGGCTACAAGTACCCAAGAATACTGAATGGGAAGGATTAGACAAGGTTGCAGACTTGCTCGAATTCGCACGTCGCGAGAGGGGACCAATCTACCACCAAATCAATAACGAATGGCGAAGCAGCGTGATCGGAGAATCGCCCGCCGCCTTTTCTAAAGCTAGAAATGCCAACAAGGATCAATTTGTAGAAGTTCTTGCAGCCTCGTATTTAGAGGTGATTCGGCAAGCGGCACTGAAGTTTGCGGCGGCCAATTCGAAGGCGACTCTTATTCTTGATGCTGTAACGAAGAATGTTGCGAAGAAAAATTCTCCTGTGTCAGACCTCGGTGAGATCATTGTCGATAATCCGATAGACGCACTGACATTGCTCATAATTCTTGAAAAGACGGTGCGCAACGAGGCGTCGCTTCGCCAAGTGAAGCTGGCCCTCAAGAGGCACGAAGGCACTCCCGAACGGATTGCTAAAATTGGCGTCAAGGCATGTTGGGGTGAGCTCTCCGCCGAAATTCGGCAAACCCGTTACAAAGCCGCATTCGCCAGAAAAATGCTTGATGAATTTAAATCTCTAAGTAACCAAGCAGTGATAGAACGCTGGTGCCGAGAGTGGGAGAAAGATGGAGCCCAAAAACCATGAGGAATATTGGGGCATTTCAGTTTTACCATCCCTTCCGCAGCTTTGCCGAAGGGCAGAAGCATTTCGTAAATGCTGCCGGCAAACCCATGTTCAGCTCCTGGGGAAAGCCCAACGATGGCTATGATGCAATGGTCCTTTGGGGGCTCGGCAAAAAAGCGTTCGAACTTCTTGGAAATTTTGAGAATAAGGAGCAGTTCGATCTAGCCTACAAATCGAGTGTAACCGGGCTTGAGCAACTCAGGATATTAATTGCCGATTTGGTCGCATCGAAGAAAATTACTGTGAGCAGCGATGGCAGCGCAGAGGCGATTGACATCGGTGATCTCTCGCACTCGCAGCTTATCGAAATAGGGTGGGTAATTTCGAGAGAACGTTCGGATTCTGAAACAGACAAAGTCTTCCTCTTTTTTTTTCTTTTTCTTTGCTTGATAGATATTGAGGATGCGATCATTGCCATGCTCGAAGGGGGCGGAATTGCGCTGGCGGTATCGGCAATGGAGCATTTTACGAATGCGCAGGCCATACTTTCGGGTGACGAGAATTTGCAGAAGGTCCGAAGCGAAAGCGCATCTCAGGCCGCCTTGGAGCGATACAAGAACGACCCAAAGCAAAAGGCGAAAGCTGAGGTCAAGGTCCTTTGGGAATCGTGGCAAGATCTCGATGAGAACGCTCGCAAAAACCGCTATAAGAGCCAGGCGGCCTTTGCCAAGGACATGCTGGAAAAATTCGAAATCCTCGAAAACCAGAATGTGATCGAACGCTGGTGCACTCAATGGAAAGGCGCCGCAAAATAAGCACTGTGCTGGCATAGTGAGTACTATGCGGCACAGTACATACTGTGCCAGCACGAATCTTTTTTTTGTTTTTTTCCTCGCTTAAGCTTCAGACATACCGACATACATAATGATGCATGTCGATGGACAAACCTGAATAGGAACCCATATGTCTGCAGCGACTTCACAAGACCAGGCGCTTCGTCCGCCACAAGCAGCCGAAAAGCTCGGCATCGCTCTTTCCACGCTCTGGCTAAAGGCAAAGAACGAGCCTGACTTCCCCAAACCATTCAAGCTGGGCCCGCGCATCACCGTGTGGTCTCGCCAATCGCTAGACGATTACCTGACTGCTGCAGCGGCCAAGGTTCACGCCGCGCAGGCCACCTAGAAAATTCTGGAAATCTCGGTGATAGATCCGTTTTACGGAACAGGTGATGTCTTGATGGGAAGACCACCTTGCCAAGCCATCGGCGCTTCCAATGATCAACCGTGCCGCCGGCAATCCCGCTGACGACGAACCACCACGAGGCACTGCATGAAGTACGTTACCAAAGATATGGAAAACGGCGAGTTCGCCGCTGGTCATTATTTTCTCGATACGCCAGTGTTCATTGCCGACATCGGGGGTTGTCGCACACTCGCCTCGGCCGAACGCGCGGCGGCCGAACTAACCGCTGCATTCGAAGCGCGCGAGGAAGAATTGAAGGCCAACCAGGTAGCGCGCGGCGTTGTGCCCAAGGAAGCTCACGAAATAAGCCATCCCGCGATCATCTGGCCGAGGGCGTAGCGCATGGCAAGAATTCGCACTATCAAGCCTGAGTTCTTCACCAGCGAGGATATCGTCGCGCTCTCACCCTTTGCGCGACTGCTTTACATCGCGCTGTGGTGTGAGGCGGATAGGGAGGGGCGTCTGTTCTGGAAGCCCAAGACATTCAAGATCCGCTACTTTCCGGCCGACGACCTGGATATCAACGCGCTATGCGAGGAGATACTGGCGAGCGGAGTGGTGGAACTATACGACGACGGCTTGGCCCATATTCCAATGTTTCTGAAGCACCAGCACATCAACCCGCGCGAATCGAAGTCTGAATTGCCCGAGCCGGTCAAGAAAAAGGCACGCGTGAGCGACGCGTCAACCACGCGTGAATCACGCGACAGTGACGTACAGGTAGGAAGGGAAGGAAAGGAAGGAAAGGAACACGCGTCAGTTGACGCGGGGTTCGATGCCTTCTGGCAAGCCTATCCGTTGAAAAAATCGAAGAAGGATGCCGTCAAGGCATGGGCCAAGATCAAACCGAACGAGCACCTTGCAGGCAAGATCCTGCAAGCCGTACAGCGTGCCATGACGTCGGAAGATTGGACCAAGGATGGGGGCCGCTACATCCCCCACGCTTCGACTTGGCTCAACGGTGAACGCTGGAACGACGAGGTACAGACCGGATTCACGCTAACCGCGCCTGGCGGCGACACCCGCTTCAAGGGGGCGAAATGATTCCGAGTGGTGCCCGCGAAATCGTCGAAGCGCGCAAACGTGGCCTCAAGCCGGCCGATTTGGTCATCGTCTCGCTGATCGGCAAGCTCAACGAGCAAAACCCCATCGTCTACGCCAATCCCGAGGCAGCCTACGACTGGGGATGGGCGCGCGGCTTGAAGTTCTGCATTTTCATCCGCAACGGTGTCCCCTGGGAGGATACCGCACTGGCAATCGCTAAGGCTGGATTGGATTGGCTGGCGATTTGGGATATTGATCGCTTCGAGGGTGCAAACGTCTATGCCCTTCCTACGCTCGAGAGCATTAATCGACCACCGTCACGCTGGGAATGGCGCCTGGATTTTCTGCCATGGCTCAAGTTTCAAAACGAGGAATTCGCATGGAGTTGATCAAGGACACCATCGATCTCTCCGACTACTTCGAGGAAAAGGCCGACGAACACCGCGTGCTGCCGGCTTCCGACTGGACGTCGGATGTAATCGATTTCTTCCACAAGCCAGACCTGACGCCGAAAGTACGGCTGCCGTGGCGCAAGACCCACTCGGACTTTTACTTCCGACCAGGCGAAGTCTCCCTTTGGGCAGGCATCAATGGTCATGGCAAGTCGCAGCTGACTGGCCAGGTCGTGCATTCGCTATGCCAAAACGCAAACCGGGTCGCCCTGGCTTCGTTGGAAATGCGACCGGTGTCGACGATGGCCAGGATGTCGCGCCAGGCGTTCGGTGGGGAAATGCCGACGAAGCAGTACCTCGAAAAATTCGGAAAGTGGACAAACGGCAAACTCTGGATCTATGACCACGTGGGCAGCAGCAATCCCCGTACTATCCTGGCTGTGATCCGGTACGCTGTCGACAAGTTCGACGTTCACCACTTTGTGGTGGACAACCTGATGAAGGTCATCGCCGGCGAAGACGACTACAACGCCCAAAAAGACTTTGTGAATGGCCTGTGCACGGTTGCTAAAGATACAGGCTGCCACATTCACCTGATCTTGCACATCAAGAAATTGAAGGATGAGGCAAGCATCCCGAACAAGTTCGACATCAAGGGTAGTGGTGCCGTGACCGACCTGGTCGACAACGTCTTCATTGTCTGGCGCAACAAGGCCAAAGAAGCGGCCATGCGCATGGGGGAAGCCTTTCAGCCCGACGATCCGGATTGTCTGCTGATCCTGGACAAGCAGCGCAACGGCGAGGCAGAGGGTCGCTATCGGCTGTATTTTGATCCCGCCAGCATGCAGTACCTGGAAAACCGCAATGATTTGCCGACCCACAATAAGGCGGAGCTGGGCATCAGCATTGACGAGGTGACGTTTTGAGGCTGCCCACCGAATTCATTGACGACATGCGATATCTCCGCCAGCGCTATGGCTGGACCGATGACGACGCGGTGCAGATCAAAGAAGCGCTTCGAGACTGCGATCCGCTCGTGCGGTTTTTCAGCGTTCTTGCCGCAGCTCACCGCGCCGGCTACGAACAGCATGCCGGCAACGGCTTCGTCCGACTGCAGCAGTGGTGCCTTGACAAGGGACTGGCCGATCCATTCACATCAGATTTCAACCTTACCGAATTAGAGGCACTATGAGCGGCGCAATCTTCCAAACAACTGGCCAGGCCCTGCACGTTTCCTACATGATTCTGTCCCAAGAAGCCCGCCAGAACGGCGCACTACGCAAAGCAATCCTGCAGATCATGAGCCAACTGGATACGCTGACCGCGCGCCAACGAGACTGGATGAACCAGCTTATCGGGGAGCCATCTGGCACGGTCAACTTTGGCGGCCTGTCGGCCGATGAGGTGCGAGCCCAGTGCGCGATGGTCACCCAGGCCGTGAAGGACCATCTGCCGGCGCCGGAAATGTGGGCAATCCATGCCCGCTTCATCCCGACCGAGTTCGAAGACATGGGCCGGGACGAAGAAGGGAGGGTCATCAAACGCTTTTTCTACTCGCAGGAGCGCGTTGATGCGATTGTCGGCCTCTCTGCCTATCTGCAGCCCCTGTTCCCTGCAATCCACGGTGTGGCACTCGACATGATGATCGCCCGGGCTTTCGCCAATCATGCCAAGATCGAGATCAGCTTCCGCGAACTGGCCGAAAACTTCGGCGGCAGCCACATGACCTACGCCAGGGCAAACAAAAGCCTGGTCGAAAAACTGCGCGAGCTTGAGCTGATGGCAGTCCGCCGGCTCACGCCAATGTTCGAGCGTACCGGCCTCGTCGAAAAGTTTGCACAGACCGCTTGACAGCGCTGTTACAGCGGCCTATCATTTTCTCTAAGTTGGAATCCCTATGGAAAAAGCCTGCGTAAGCAGGCTTTTTGCATTTCTGCAGAGAAATCAGCTTGCGTTTGAAAATCTGTTGTGAGCAGCAACCTCCATTGGCCTGTTAAAATTCAAGCTGACAGCTTCCATGCTGGTGAGACCTGCAACATGGCTAAAATCACTCGCGCTTCGGAGCAGCCTCTGCCCGACGGAAGTCACACAGCGAATTTGAACGCTTAACCGATTGGGGCCAATATGTCCACGCTTCCGCTCTATTACGAATTCCAAAACAAAGTGACTGCTGGCGTAGGATATGCCAGGACCCAATTGAATGACTTGCGTAGCATGATAGGTCAATTGGAAAGTGTACTCATCGCGCGTCTGAACACGCCGGCAGGACGCATGAAGTTTGGCATACTCGACTCCGAGAATGAGTTCGTTGAAAAACGTATCGTCGAATTGACGACGAAAGTAAATGAGCCTTTGCTTTTCGCTATCCAGTTCGACTGGGATGCACAACATCCGCATGGCCCATATACGGTCGTACAAATGTTTGCAGCAGGCGTGTCCCGAAACGTTATGATTGGTCTTGGCACACCAGACAGTGGTTTTTTCTCTCTGGCAGCAAACGTGCCCGTTCCACTCAACCAAGTTGATTTCGCGCGGGCAGCTGACGACGTCATAGGCTATTTGCATAGTCAAGTTCCGCTTGACTTTCCGACGCAATAAGTTGGGTACAAACCAATGAAACCGGCTTTGGCCGGTTTTTTTACGCCTGGAGAAAAGATGCCAACCAAGGAAGACGTGCGCAGGCTTCACCAACAGCACGCCGCGGAGCGCACACAGCCGCTCAAACCGGAGGAAATCAGGCGGCAGATGGGATGGGGCTTAATCCAGGAGATCCAAGCAAAGCGCAAAGAGGCAGTATGACCCCAGATGCACTCGTTTTCCTGGCTGGCCGCCGATGTCGTGACTCAACGGAAGTCTTCCTAGAATTCCCCGCCGAGCAGGCAAACCTGCCAGAGCGATTCTTCATCGCGATTGGCGGATTGCCAGCCTCAGTGTCGGAGCCGATCGGATATGCGGAATTCACACGAGCGAATGCAGCCACGTACCAATTGTCTGCATTGCATCCGGTAAGTTTGTCAGTCCCTTGTCCAGTAGTTGCATGGTCAAGTGTTTTATGGACTCGCTCGAAAGCGATCGAAGCCCAGTAATCAATCGCTTCTTGTCTTCGGGGGCTTCTTGAGACTCCATGATTTTGGACTCGATGAGCGCCTTAAGCGTCTCGGCTTCGAAGCGCACCGTTACAACGCCAAGAATCGCAGACAGTCCTCCATCGTCGGCGAGGAAGTCCAATCCCTTGGCCGTGATTCGCGGGCCGCCAACGATGGGCGCCCCGTTGATGGGGTGCGAGACATTCGCGCGAATAAGGCCATGCTCAAGCAGATACGCCATGTTTGCGTTCATATCTTCGGTAGCACCGCCGGTGAACATCGAGTCCTGGCTGATGCCTGGATACGACTCCGCCAGCTTTGTCAGCATCTGATTCTGCAACTCGCGATCAAGTTTCATTGGGACTTCTCTTTCGTGTTGATGAACGTGTGGAAACAGAAATCTAACATGATTGAGAACCCGGCCCGTCTTTCGGGTATCCCACAAGGGACGCAGCGGAACTTCGTTTGACGATGCATTTCAATGTGGCGCAAGCACTGGCTGAAACCAAGTAACACACGGCGGCATAGCTCAACGGCAGAGCGCTGGACTCATAATCCAGAAGTACTTGGTTCAACTCCAAGGGCAGCAACCAACACAAACCCCATAACGCGGAGGCCCAGATGGCCGAGGTATGCGGGGCCAAAACGCGATCCGGCGGCAAATGCAAAGGCCACCCAATGGCAAACGGCCGATGCCGGATGCACGGGGGTGGCAGTACTGGACCCAAGACACCAAACTGCGCCAACAACGCGCTCAAGCATGGTTTCTACAGCGACGCGCTACGGCCCGAAGAGAAAGAGCTGTGGCAGCGCGTCGAGATAGGCTCAGTCGACGACGAAATCCGGCTGATGAAGATCAAGCTGCATCGCCTGGTGAAGCTGTCCGGCAACAATGACGTTGCGGACCTGATCGATAGTGCGCTGGAGGTGACGCGCAAGCAAGGCAACGAGTTCGACGGCAAAGTCAAGAAACAAACCCCTTACGACAAGCTGGAGATAAAAGCTGCCGCACCGCAATACGCTCACCTGATCATCCAGGCCCTGGACATGATTCGGAAGCTTGAGCTTGCCCGGCACCAGATGAATATGGAAGGCAGCGGCGCCGGCGCTGATGCCGACGACATCGAGCGCGATGACACTGTGATCCTTCGCCCCGATGAGCCAATCCCGCAAAAACCCGTCGTCTAACGTTGAGCTGACGCCGAAACAGGCGAACATCTACGCGTGGGGTTGGCAGCCGAGTGCCCGCTTCCGCGATGCCGTGTGCGGTCGCCGCTTCGGCAAGACATTCCTTGGCGCGAAAGAAATGCGCCGCGCCGCCAAGTTGGCGGTCAAGTGGGATGTCTCGACCGACGATGAAATCTGGTATGCCGCGCCGACCTTCAAGCAGGCCAAGCGCGTTTTCTGGCGCCGGCTGAAGAAGGCAATCCCGCCGGCCTGGCGCGATGGCAAGCCAAACGAAACGGAATGCTGCATTACGCTGAAAAGCGGCCATGTGATCCGGATTGTTGGCCTCGACAGTTATGACAACCTGCGCGGCTCCGGTCTGTTCTTTGTGGTTGTCGATGAATGGGCGGATTGCCCGTTCGCCGCATGGGAAGAAGTCCTGCGGCCAATGCTGTCGACATGCCGGTACTGGATTGACGGTATCGAGCACCGCGGTGGCCACGCGCTGCGGATCGGCACCCCAAAGGGTTTCAACCATTGCTATGAAACCTACTTGGCGGGGCAGCAGGGAAAGGATGGCCATCGCAGTTGGCTATACACGTCGCTGCAGGGCGGCAACGTGCCGGCGTCGGAAATCGATGCGGCGCGCGCCACGATGGACCCGCGCACGTTCCGGCAGGAATATGAAGGCAGCTTCGAGAACTACAGTGGTCGCGTCTATTACAGCTTCCTGCGCGCAAATTCGGTTAAGGCCTGCCCGCATGACCCAGGCAAGGCGCTGCACGTCGGCATGGACTTCAACGTCAACCCTATGTCGGCCACGGTCTTTCAAGAGCAACCGGGCGGCGACATTTGGCAGATTGACGAGATTGTCATCCCCACCAGCAACACCGACGAGATGGCAGCCGAGTTGAAGGCGCGCTACGGCCTGCCCAGTTTCCAACCTGGCCAGGTCGAAGTAAAGCACATCACCGTCTACCCGGATCCGGCTGGCGCCCAGCGCCGCACCAGCGCGCAGGGCAAGACCGACATCAGCATCCTGCGGGCCGCCGGCTTCAACGTGCTGGCCATGGCATCTCACCCGCTAGTGCGAGACCGGGTTAATGCGGTCAACGGACGCTTTCAAAGCGCTGACCTGAAGCGGCATCTGTACGTAGACCCGAAGTGCAAGAAATCCATCGAGTGCTACGAAAAGCTTTGTTACAAGGAAGGAACAAACGAGCCCGACAAGGAAGGTGGTTTTGACCACATTCCCGATGCGACGGGCTATTACATCTACGGCCGATTCGAATACACCAAGACGCACCGCACGCAAGTGCACCATGCAACCAGATAGCTGCTGCTCTCGACCCGAAGCGTGACGTGGGGATATAACGGCGCAGGCAGCGATGAGGACGAGACCGCACCTTCCGGCTGCAAAGCCGTTGCTTCACAGGCGCAGGCGCTGCCGATTCACTCTAGAAAACGATGTATAAGACCATTCAAGCGAGTTGGACCAAAGACCAGGATCTGCCGGAGCGCGCATTCCGTCTCTCGATGCTTAACCGGGTCTTGGATGGCACGCTGTATGACTGTTTGAAGCATCCATTCCATGAGGAAAAGAACGCCAGCCAGGAATACATCCCGTTGCGCCAGCGGCGCCCAAGCGTGCGTTATCGCCTCTGCCGCTTGGTAGTTGATGACAGCGTGTCACTGCTTTTCAGCGAGGGCCACTTCCCGTCATTCGAATGCGAAAACGAAAACGCCAAGGAGGCGCTGCAAACGCTATGTAAGGAACTGTCGCTAAACGAGCTCCTGATCGATGCGGCCACCCGTGGCTCGGTCGGTTCTGTCGCCATCCTGCTGCGCGTACTGGACTCGCGCGCCTTCCTGAGCGTGCACGCGACGACATACCTGACGCCAACCTGGATGAAGGACGCGCCTGACACGCTCGAAAAGGTCACGGAGCTATACAAGGTCAAGGGCAAGCAACTGAAGGACGCTGGCTATGATGTTGACAGCGATGAGGCAATGTTCTGGTTTCAGCGAGACTGGACCAGCGATCAAGAAGTCTGGTACGTGCCGCTGAAGGATAGCGACCGCAAGGACGGCAAACAGCCCCTGATCGATGAACTGCGCAGCGTCGCCCACAAGCTCGGTTTCGTTCCCATTGTCTGGATCAAGAATCTACCCGGTGGCGATGACATCGACGGCGCCTGCACCTTCCCGAATGAAGCAATCGACACCGCCATCGAGATCGACTACCAGCTCTCGCAGGCCGGTCGCGGCTTGAAATACACCAGCGACCCTACCTTGTTGATCAAGGAACCTGCCGGCGGGGACGCTGGATCCATGGTTAAGGGTGCAGGCAATGCAATCGTGGTCTCTGCTGAAGGTGACGCCAAGATGCTGGAGATCAATGGCACGGCAGTCGAGGCGGTCATTGCGTATGTACGGCTGCTGCGTGAACTGGCTGTCGAATCGATGCATGGAAACCGAGCCAGCGCCGACAAGATGACTGCTGCCCAATCTGGGCGGGCGCTCGAATTGATGAACCAAGCGCTGATCTGGCTGGCCGACAAGCTGCGAATCTCCTATGGCGAAGGTGCGCTGCTGAATCTGTTGCAGATGCTGATGCGGGCACATGCCAAGGTGCCCTTGAAGCTCAGAGACGGAACCAAGCTGCCAGAAATTGTACCGACTACCAAAATCTCCTTGCGTTGGCCAGATTGGTATGCCCCTACGCGGCAAGACATGCTGGACCGCGCCACTACGCTACGCACGCTTTGCGACGCTGGCCTACTGAGCCGCGAAACTGCAATAAAAATTCTGTCCGCAGAATACGACATCAAGGACCCTATCGCGGAAAAGATGTTGGCCGATGTCGATATGCAAGAGCGCAACGAGGCGGCGCAGAAGAAGGTCGCAATCAACGAATGATCGCCCCAGGTTGATCCTGGTGCGGCTGTAACCCGCTCGCCGATGCGAGTATTTCACTTTGGAGAGGCTCGATGCCTACTGAGCAAGAGAATGACGGACTACCTGCCGACGTCCATATCGGCAACATGGCAGTCGCAGTCGCGCACCGGTTGCGCGCGAAGGGCAGCATCATCATCCTGTGGAACGACGATGAAACGATCAGCTTCTGCGGGCACGGCATGTCGCATGCCAAGGCCAACGAGCTGCTTTCCCTCGGCATCCATATCAACCTGACCCAACATGACGAAGCCGTGCGCAATGGCGCGGCTGGCGCTGAAGCGCGCGAAGTGCTGGAAATGGTTGACGCACGCAACAAGGAGGCTGCATGAGCGCACTATTGCGTCGAATGATGCTGCGCCAGTACCTGGCACCCGATCCTGACCCTGCCGGCGGCGCGCCTTCATCAGGCCCAGCACCATCGCCCAGCCAGGCACCAGCCGAGCCGCAGACGTTCTCCCGCGAGTATGTGCGGGAGCTGCGGGAGGAAGCCGCGACCCAGCGTCGCAGCCGCCAAGAAGCAGAAGCGCAGGCCAAAACGCACGAAGAGAATGCGAAAAAGGCCGCCGCCGAAGCCGAGGCGAAAGTGACAGCCGCTCAAACCGCCGCAAATGATCGAATCATTCGCGCCGAGTTGAAGGCGGAAGCGCTGAAGGCTGGCATGGTCGACCTGGACGGTCTGAAACTGGCCGACCTCTCCAAAGTGAAATTGAACGCTGAAACCGGTGAAGTCGAAGGCGCTGAAGCGCTGATGACCGACCTGAAGAAGGCAAAGCCGTTCCTGTTCGGTGCACCTGCAAGCACCAGCCACGCAGGCACCAAGCCGCCGAAGCCGGGCGATCCTGAAGTAAAGGACGCACGGACTATGACAGCGGAAGAATACGCAAAGGAACGCGCAAAAATCCGCCGAGGCGAACTGCCGACGGCGAAAGCGTAATACCGAAACAAGGCGGCTGTGGCCGCCGTTCTGGCTATCGGGGACTGACTCCCAGGGCTGACAGGCAAATTTTTGTCATTCCAACGGAGTTACTATGTCCATTCAGAATTTCCCCGCCCAACTGCAGGGCATCATCCAGCAAAACTACCTCGAGCGCGAGTTCGAGGAACCGCTCAAGTCGAAGATCGCTTACCGCAGCATCGCCGACCGCGAAACCGTGCCCAACAAGATCGGCGAAACCGTCACCAAGACGCGCGCCGGCCTGAAGGCGCCCGTGACGACGGCTTCCAACCCGTCGAACAACACGAACCTGGACAACGGCATGACGCCGTCGACCTACTCGGTCGAGCAGTACACGCTGACGCTGAACCAGTACAACGACACGATCGATCTCAACATCGTGACGAACAAGGTCGGTATCGCAGACCAGTTCCTGAAGAATGCCCGCGTCAACGGCACTCAGGCCGCCCAATCGCTCGACCGCATTGCCCGCAACAAGCTGTTCAATGCCTACCTGGGCGGCAATACCCGTGTTCGCACCACGTTGGGCGCGCCGGCAGCGACCATCTCAGTCGATGACATCCGCGGCTTCCAGAACACTTTCAACGCCGTCGGCCAGCAAGTCCCTGTCTCAGGTGCCGCCACGGTCAGCGTGACGGTCGGCTCGAACGTCTACACGCTGCAAGGCGCCACGCCCGATGGATCCAACGTGTCGACCGCGTTCGGCGGCATCTCGGGCACCCTGACATTCACCGGTAACGTGACCGTGGCCGACGGCACCGCCCTGAATGCGGTGGTGCACGCCAACGCCCCCACCATCCTGCGTCCCTCGGGCCGCGCCACCACTGCAGCCTTGACCGGCGCCGACATCCTGACCATGGGCTTGCTGCTCGACGGCCAGGCCCAGCTGCGCAACAACGCGCCGATGGAAGCAGGCAACATGAAGTGCTTCCTCGACAACAAGTCGATGCGCCAGCTCTTCGCCGATCCGGACTTCAAGACGCTGTTCCAGGGCCAGTACGGTTCGAAGGAATACACCGATGGCATGATCTTCAGCCTGTTGGGTATCGACTTTGTGCCGACGACAGAAGCCCCGGTGCAGGCCGCAGGCGGCTCCGTGAATGTCACTGTGCGGCGTCCCATCCTGGTGATCGGTGGCGCGCTGATCGAAGGCGACTTCGCCGGTTCTGGGGAAATGCTCGAGAACGAGTCTCAGATCGTCTCAGTGGTCGATGAAGTGGTGATGGTTACCCGTCCCCCGCTTGACCGCTTGGGCCAGATCGTCGCCCAGTCCTGGTATTGGATCGGCGACTTCTGCGCCCCGTCCGACCAGACCACGAATCAGAACATCGTGCCGACCGCCTCGAACGCCTACTACAAGCGCGGCGTGGTGTTCGAGACCGCCTAACCTGCGGCGAACATGGCGGCAGTCTCCGGATTGCCGCCATTTCCCGCTTTTGGAGGTCACATGACCATCACCTGCCCCTTTGTGCCGGACATGATTCCGGTCGCTGTCGGCGCCATCGTTCAATCGCAGACCGCCGCACAGTTCGAAACGACCTTCACCGGTAACTATCGCTTGCCGAGTGCCTCGTTCAGCTTCCATTGGCGCGGTGTTGTCACCGACTACATCGCAGGCGTGCCGGCCGTCGTCTCTGCCGACCAGTTCACAGCAATGCAAGCCGCAAGCCTTCCCATATCGTAGGAGCCATCATGGCAAAGAAAGATGAAAAGCAGCCCAATTCCATCACGTTGGAAGCGCCATATGCTTTCTATGAAGAAGATGGCACTTTCCGGCAGTGGTTGCCCGGCCATGTCGTGACGGATCCGGAGCATATCGCGCTGTTGATCGAGCGCAAAGCCCCGGTTATCGCAGGAGATAAAAAAAATGGCTGAAGGCCTTGGTCTGCCGGGGTCGAAATCCTGGCTAAACATCACCACGCCGACGCTGATCGATGACGAAACCGCCACTTCTTACACACCACGACGCATCGGGCGCGTGAATGTGATTGTGGCAGGAACTACCGCCGGCACCATCAACGACATCGGCACTGTTACGGGCGTGCTTCCCGCAAACAACGTATTCACCATTCCAAACGCACTCGGTAGCTACTTGGTCGATTTCCCGATGCTTGTCGGCATAGTGATCGTGCCTGGCACCGGGCAAACCGTTGCCGTTTCCTACGACTGATCATGGCCTTTACCAACCAGGAGCGCGTCGACATCCGCCGCTTCTGCGGCTATGGCATGTTCGGCGGTATAGCAAGCCCAGCTTTCGCCTATCGCTACTTCACGCAATACGGCACGCTGGAATTCAAGCTGACGAACCCAGCACCAGAAGAAGAAATGACACTGCGCGCCACGTATTTGACCGGAATCGGCTCGATGACGAACGCAGCAAGCACTGGTGTTTGCCTATACACCCTCGAGCAAGCGCTCTACGGCACGACGAACAATCTCGACACCGACAAGGCGGCGGTTTGGACGCACAACAGGAACGAGCAGCGCGACCGCGAGCGGCTTTACAACCGCATGCGCATGGAGCTGTGTAACTTCCTCGGCATCGAGCCTGGGCCCGGGCTGACTACGGGTGGCGGTAGCAACATCGGCTTGGTGGTGTGATGGACGGCCCGACCATTCAGGCACGCATCTACCGCGGCTATGGCATTGCCGCTGAGAAGATAGGCCTGCCGTATGTGCATTACCGGCCGCAGTCAGCCGGACCGCCAATTATTGACGCCAACAAGCTCGCGACGTTGCCGGCCAGCTTCAACGCCGAAGACTTCACCTATATGCGGCCCAACAAGTATGGGAAGCCGACGTGGTTTGCCATTGTTGACGGATCGCAGACTCAAGTAGGTGACTATCTGGTCGGCCCGGGCGGCACGTTTTTCATCGCCGGGCAGCAGCCGCTGCTCCCTATCCTGGCTGTTGAGTGCAACCGATCGATCCGTATCGGGCGTATGGCAGACCAAGGGGATGCTGGCTTCGTTGGTTACAGCGGCGACGTGCAAAGCGAGGAAATCGATGTGCTGGGCACGTCCGCCACTGGCGGCACATTTGGCGCGGGCTGGCCAGCATCGATCCTGCTCGGCGGTAGGTCGGACAAGGACGTGGTGTTGCCAAGCAGTGTCAAGCAATCCGGCGTCGTCATCCTGTTGCCGGCATCAGTGCCAGTCCAGATTGTTGAATCGGACATTGCGCAAGACGATCTCGGTCGCAATTTCGCGATCTATGCTGCCGAATTGACCGATTTGGGCTGGCGCCTGCAAGCGAACGAAGAGCATTCCTGATGGCTGATATTTCCGACGTCGAAGACGTTCTGGCGCAGTTGGCGACATCGGCGGTCTATCCGAGCGGCACCGGCGTACCGAGCGTACCCGGGCCGACGGTGAAGCTCGCCACCGGCTGGCCGCTGCCGCAGCAGCTCGATCAAATCATGGCAGCCGGCCACGTGATGGTGACGGTGTTTGCCAAGTCGCTGACTGAGGAAAACACGACGCGCTTTCCGCCGCAAATGCAGGTACTGACCGACATCCCGGCTCCGGAATTGACGCTGACGGTATCGAGCAATCGCATCACGGTCGGCGGGTCGATCAAAGCCGGAGAAGCAGCAACAGCGCTGGTGAACTATGTCGGCTATAGCTACGGCATCAAGGAAAACGACACATTCGCGACCATTGCCGCCGGCCTGGCCGCCCTGATTCCGAACGCCACTGCAGCCGGCGCGGTCATCACCTTGAATCAGGTGTTTGACATCGTAGCGCGGGTGTCGGTGCCAGTCGTGATGCAAGGAGAAATTGCGCGGCAGAAGCGCGAGATCCTGATCACGACCTGGGCTCCGTCGCCTGACGCACGTAAGCAGGTGGCGCAAGTGGTTGATGGCTTCCTGAAGTCGCCCGAACAGGCAAGAATCCTGATGCCGGACAACACGCTGGCGCGCCTGATCTATCGCGGCACGATGGAAACTGACCATCTGGCCAAGCAACGCATCTATCGCCGCGATTTGCGGTATGAGGTCGAATATGTCACCACAGCAACCGAAGTCGACAACACCGTCACCAGCTTCCGCGCCTCGCTCACGCCGAGCGGCGGCACAACCACAACCTTCCCCATCTGAGGCTCAAATGGAAGACCAAGAAACGCAAGCAGCACCCAAAGAACCAGCCTTGCCCGACTATCACCTGATCGTTGTGCAGGCCTTTGGCGCATACCGGCGCGGCCACCACATCAACGACCCGGCGAAGGTCGCCGAGATCATGGCCGGCGAGAACGCACACCACTGCAACAAGATCGGTGCGCTTGAATGATTGCGCGCCAGGTCACCGCCGCCCTGAGAGAGGCGGCGGAAAAGCAAGTCGGGCGCGACGCAACGCCTGCGGTCTGCGAGTTCATCAAGTTTGACTTCCTGCGGATCATGCAAGACAAGTTTCAAACCGATTGGAGCGCCGATGCGAGCCATATCTCGGTGAGTTTCAGGCCTGATGGCATGCCCGATGTGACGATTCCGCCGCGGCTTTTGCACCGTACCTTCCACTGAACCACAACCACATTCTCTGACCGCCTACGGGCGGTTTTTTTATTGCTCGGAGACTTTCAAATGCCCGTCTATCAAGCAGGACAACTCAACGTCACGGCGCTCCAAGCGCCTGACCTCTACGTCATCATCCAACCGCCGTCGACGGCCTATATCAATGGCGTACCGACTGACGGCCTTGGCCTCGTTGGCGTCGGATCCTGGGGGCCTGTGAATGCCGTCATGCTGGGTATCGGCACGCCGGCCCAGGCGCAACAGGCCATTGGTCCTGTCACGAACCGCAGCCACGACCTCGCGACCGCCGTTGCCATCGCCTCGATGAACAACGTCCAGAATTTCGGCATCGTTCGCGTAACGGATGGCTCCGACATGGCCGCCACGGTGCAGATGAAGGACACGGCGGGCACACCCGCCACCGGTATGACGATCACGGCGATGTACACCGGCGTGGTGGGCAACACCATCACCGCCAACATGACGGCCGGCACTGCGCCGAATACGTTCAAGTTGGCGATCCAGCGCCAGGGCTTCACGCCCGAGGTCTATGACAACATCACTGGCACCGGCGCCGCCATCTGGACCAACGCCGTCACCGCTGTCAACCAAGGCCAATCCGGCGTGCGCGGACCGTCGCAGATCGTCGTGGCAACCGTTGGCGCATCCACTGCCTCGCCCAACATCACCGCTACCTACACGCTGGCCGGCGGCACTGACGGCACGTCCACCATCACCGATCAGACGCTGGTGGGAACGGATGGCCTGACTCGCACCGGCATGTATGCCTTGCGTAAGAGCGGCATGCAGGTAGGCAACCTGGTGGATTGCCAGACTTCGACCACGTGGACCGCACAGCTTGCTTTCGGCTTGCAGGAAGGCATCTACTTCCATACCGCGAACCCGCCGGGCACAAGCATTCAGTCGAGCGCGACCAACCTGAACACCGCCGGCATCGATGGCTACGGCCTGGCCTGCCTGGTGGGCGATTGGTCATACTGGCAGGACAACGTGAACGGCGTGCTGCGTATGGTTTCCCCGGCCACGTTCACCAGTGCCTTGCAAGCGTCTACCAGTCCCGAGCAGTCGGTGCTAAACAAGCCGATCAGCGGCTTGATCGCCACGCAGCGCAGCCAGCAGAACTTGCCCTACAGCGATGCTGAGATCGGCTTGGCCGCTTCGTCCCGCCTGGAAGTGCTGACGCTTGGCGCGCCGGCCGGCTCGATCTTCGCCTGCCGCACGGGCCGCAACATCAGCTCAAACTCGGCCACGAACGGCGATAACTACACGCGCATGACCAATTACATCGCGTTCACGATGGCTGCCGCCTTCGGCTATGTGCCCGGCCAAGTGCAGACCATTGACTTGCGCCGAAACGTGAAGGGCGCGATGGATTCGTTCTTCAGCAACCTGCAACGCGTCGGCATGATCGGCAACGTGAATGCCCCGACTCAGCCCGGTTGGTCGGTCGAGATCGATGCAGCAAACAACCCGTTCAGCCAGGTGGCGCTGGGCTATATGCAGGCAGACGTCAAGGTCACCTACTTGTCTATCGTCCGGTACTTCCTGATCAACATCCAGGGCGGCCAGACCGTTACTGTCAACCCGGTGCAGTAATTCGCCCAATTTTTCAGGAGTAGAAAATGCCGCAATCCGGTTTGAATATTGGCAAAGACTTCCGTTTCGACATTCACATGTCGAGCGGGTCGTTGTCGTTGCCCACCCTACTGAAGTTCACCAGCAAAAAATTGAACCAAAAATTGACCGTCAAGCCATTGAATGGCTTGCCGATCCATCTCAACTTCCAAGAAGGCGGCTGGGAAGGAAACTTCGAAGTGTCGCGTGCCGATGGCACCCTCGACGACTATTTCGCGCAATTCGAAGCCAACTACTATGCCGGCAAGAATACGCCAGCTGGTGCGATTCAAGAGACGGTCCAGGAAGTCGATGGCTCGGTATCGACGTACCAGTATCAGGGGGTGGTGCTGTACCTGGATGATGCCGGCGACAAGGAAGCGGAAAAGAACGTTATTCAAAAGGTCTCGTTCGCTGCAGCTACCCGCATCAAGCTGTAAAACCAACCCAATAGACGGAGCAATCTATGTCGGAAACCACTGCCGAGAAGGGCGTCATCGTCAACGCCGACGGCACCGCCCTGGTCACTACCAAGTCAGGCAAATGCATCACGATCAAACGCCCGCACGTACTGGCGCAATACAAGCTAGTGGAAGCAATCGGCGACACGTCAACAAACCGTGTCTACCTGCATATGTGCATTCCTTTGCTGTGGGTCACCCATATCGACGGCAGCGAGGTGAACATGCCTTCGAGCAAGCTCCAGGTAGAAGCGTTGATCACGCGCCTTGACGAAGAAGGCATCGCGGCGGTATCGGCTGCAATCGACAAGCACTTCCCGAATAAGGACGATGCCGAAACCGCAAAAAAATAAGCCGGGATGTTGGCCTTCGGCAGGTGCTACAGCTTACGAAGGCTGGCGTCCCTTGGGACGTGGTGATGAATCTGTCGCCGGCTGAGTTGTTCGGCTACTGCGTGGCCTGCGGCGAGTTGGAAGGCCATAAATTTTCATGGGATAGCATGGGCTGGGTCAAGCCGGCCGTCTGAAAGCCAGTATGAAGGAATACAAGTCGTTTGGTGCACTGGCACGGGCGCTGCGCGAAAATCTGGCGGCGCTTGAAGTGGCAAAAGCTATGGCCATGGAAATCAGTGCAGTTGCCATCGTGGGCCACGCTTACGACGAAATCGGCAAATACCAACGCGACGATATGGGACCGGCCACGCCCTGGCCCGACTTGAAGATTGGTACGCAGAAAGATCGCGTGCGGCATGGATTTGAGCCTGACGAACCGCTGCTCCGCTCTGGCGAAATGCGCTCAAGCATTGAGCATGTGGCAAGCGCTACGGGCCTGATTGTTGGCTCCCATGACCCAATCGCCTTGTATCAGGAAATCGGCACGAACCACATCAAGCCGCGTGCATTCCTGACGCCGGCCCTGCATCGCAATATCCCATTCATCATGCAAACCGTTGGCCAAGCCATCGAAGACGCACTTTCCGGTAAAAAATGAACGAAGCCTATGCCGTTGGAGTCATGGCGAAACTTGAGGATCAAGTCTCGCCTGCCTTGCTCCGCATCATCGACCTGACGGAGAAGGCAAGCGCCAAGTTCATCGAGTTCACCGCCGCTCTGCGCGGCATGTCGGGTAGCAGCGCATCGCTTTCCAGGAGTCTCGACAAGGCCGTCTTGTCGGCAAACAAGCTGGGCGAGGGGCCAGGCTTGGCGGCTGCAAATGCTCGTTTGGATACCATGGCGGCGGCCACGGCTGACATCGCTCGTAACATGGAAGCTGCTCGGCTTGCTGGCTCGGGCATGGGTGGCCCGGTCGGCCGGTATCCTAATGGTAATGGTCCAGGCGCGGGTGGTGGTGGAAGTGGCGGCAAGACGACTAAAGCTGGTTCCCAGGCCCTGGCCGCCACCGGCCTGGCCGTGCTTGGTGGCGTTTATGAAAATGCCGAGCTCGACGACACCAACGTAAAGGCCATCGCCACATCGCAGATTCCCATTGAGCAGTGGGAACGCACGATGAAGCAATTGCGCGCCAAGGAATTTGAATACGCCAGTAAGTATGCCTTCGCAACCGGTGGCAAGATCGAGCCCTTCGGCGAGGCTATCCTCAACAGCTCGCGCCTGCTGCGCACCATGCCGCAGGGTAAGCAGGAGCAAATGCTTGATACGGCCATGCCGTATGCTGCCATCGAGTCGAAGCTGAAGAACGTGCCGCTGCCCGAGGCACTGGAATCATTCATTGGCCTTGCCCACCAGGCCGGGGCCTACTCCGAAAAGGAAGCCAAGCCGCTCTTCAGCTCGATGGTGCAAGCCTCATTGACGACGCACGCCTCACTGGGCGAGATCGCGCGCGCAGCCAGCTATGCGCTGCCAGCCCTGCACGCCGCCGGTGCAAACTCGGCCGACGTCATGCTCATGATCGCCACCATGCAGCAGGCCGGCATCATGAACACCAAAAGCGGCACCTGGATTAACGCCATGGCCATGAATGCCCTGCCAAACACGCTCGGCAGCGGCCTATTCAAGAACGAAAACCAGAACAAGGCGCTACATGAGCTCGGGCTGTATAAGGGCAACCAGGCGCAGTTCTATCGAAACGGCGAGTTCGACTTGATGAAGGAAGTTGCGATCTTGGCTGAAGCGCGCGGGAAAATGGGAGCACTGAAGTTCAACGCCGCAAGCCACTTGGCATTTGGTCTGCAAGGGCAGCGCGCCGCCTCGATCTTCAGCGAACAGACCACGCTCGACAACCTGCATTCCCTGCAGGCGCTCAAGAATCAAGAGCAGGATCCAGACAAGGTCGAAAAGTGGATGCAGCAGATGAGTACCGTCGCCAAGGCCGACCAGACTATCGCCAACGCAAACATGACGCTGATGAACGCGTCGGCAACATTCAGCGGCCCGGTGAATTGGTTGCTCGATAAGTCGTCAGGCGCATTTGAGAAAACAGCCAAAGCCACTGAAGAAAACCCTGCCTTGGGCATCGCTGGCATAGCTGGTGCTGGTTTCTCGGCCATGGTCATCGGCAAGCTGGTATGGAAGGCAGTAGGCGGTGCAGCAAATGGTTTGGTCGGCGTAATTTCGCGTGGCTTGGCAACAGCATCGACGTTCGTCATGGAAAGTGTGACGGGCGCACTTGCTGGTGGCGGTTTGCTTGCGCTTATGGGCAATACTGCGCTCGTTGGCCTGGCCGGCGCCATTGACTACGGCATCGGATACATCCTAAACATGGCCGTGGAGTGGGCAATCAAGAAGGTCACCGGCAAAGAAGGTTCAATCGGCACCATGCTGTATGACGCGAACCGGTGGATTACCGGACAAGATCGCGACGATCCGAATGCGGTTAGCAAGCGCGCCTTTGACCAGTGGAAGAAAGACCATCCGCTGCAAAACGGCGTTCCATCGCCGAACGGTCAGGCGTCAGGCGTCCCAGGTCAGGATGGGGCAAACCGCCAGAAGCCGCCCGTTGTAAAAGTCGATGTGCACAACTATCTCGACGGAAAGGATTTGCTGTCGCGGTTCCTTCCGAACGTCAGCATGTCGACTGGTGATGTCAACCCCAGCGCCGCGCCACTGCGGCCGGGTATGGGCAACTACGGAATGGGTCAATGAGCGTCACACTTACTCTGAAAACTCCGCAGGGCAAGTTTGTATTCACCGATGCCGAAGTGCCGGAAAGCATTGCCTTCGGCGGTCAGCAAATGCTCACGACCCATAAGCTTGTAGGCGGCCTGCGCGTGGTGGATACCATGGGCCCGGACGATATGCCGCTGGGTTGGAGCGGCTGGTTTCTCGGCTCGACAGCTGGTGACCGCTCCAGGTACCTCGATTACCTGCGCCGCAGCGGACCTGTTTGCACACTGACCTGGGATTCGTTCAACTACTCGGTTACGGTCCAGTCCTTCAAGGCTGAATATCAAAAGGCCTACAAAATCCCGTACCAGATCGCCTTCGAGGTGGTGCAAGACAACACGAAGCCGGTCAAAAGCATCACGCCGATTTCGCCAACCGACGCGATCAACCAGGATTCGTCCACCTTGAGCACCCTGGCCGCCGCCGTCGGCATCCCGTCGCTGTCGAGTGCTGTGTCGTCGGCCACGTCGGCGCTGTCGTCAGTGGTGGGCGCAGCCAAGCCCATTGCCAGCGGCTTGGTATCGTTGGGCGGTGGGAGCGGCAGTGGCATTGCCGGCGCCGTATCCGGGGCGATCTCGAGTGCATTGTCGGCGACGATCTCCAGCACGGTCACCGGAGCACTGAACAGCGCAATCTCGGCTGCGTCGGGCGCGCTGGCTGCAGTGCAAAGTCAGGTGTCGGGCCTGATTTCGACGGCTGAGTCGGCGGTGGCGTCGATCCCGAGCATAGGCGGCCTGAATCCGTTGCAATCCATCGCCCAACAAGCGGCCGGCATGGCATCGCAGGCGGTGGCGTCGGCTCAGCTTTCCACGTTGTCGGCAATGAGCGACGTGACATCGCGTCTGCAGTCGAACCTGGCCGTAGTGACCAACCCCGGCGGCAACAAAGTGGCCACAACCGGCGGCGGCAGCCTTTACGCAGTGGCGCAGCAAGCCTACGGCGATGCAACGCGTTGGACTGACATCGCCCAGGCCAGCGGCCTGACAGATCCAATAACGACCGGCTTCAACCAAATCACAATTCCCCAGTCATGAGCGTCAACGACATACCAACGGCGGGCGTCACGCGCGCGCCGCGGGCGATCCTGCTCGTTGGCGGCACGCAGATGCAGTGGGAATCGTTCGAGATGCAGCACAACGGCGTGTTCGAGGCCGGCACGCTGACAGTGCGCATGCCAATTGCTTGGTCGGCATGGCCGTTCTGGGTGCAGCAGACCGAGGTCCTGATCGACGTCTACATCGGATTCCCCAAGGACCCGGAAAACTACTCTGTTTCCGATCTGACACTGATGATGACGGTGCGGTGCGACGAAATACGCCTCGACCCAGGAACATCGACCGTTACGCTGGCCGGGCGAGACCTGACGTCGCTGTTCATCGACAACAAGACGGACAAGAAATTTGCCAACATGACGGCAAGCGCCATCGTGACGCAGCTGGCCAAGCAATATCCGCAGTTCACGCAGTTGAACATCAAGAACACCTCCGAGCTAGTTGGCAACTATTACAGCCTCGATCACGTGCAGATGCAGCAATCCACGACCCTGTGGAAGCTCATGACTTACTTGGCCCAGCACGAGGGATTGCAATGCTTCGTGCTTGGGCGGCAGCTGTATTTTGGCGAATTTGGCACCTCGGTGTCGGACGCGCCGTACAAGATCCAGTATTCGCCGCCGGACGAAGACAACGCGTGGCCGACCATCAACGTCGAGCGCATGGAATTCATCCACGACCTGACGATCTCGGGGGATGTGATCGTGCGCGTTCGCAGCTTCCACGGGGCAAAGAACGCAGCCTATTCAGCGACGGCCAAAGCTACCCGGACGCTGAAGAACATCGAGAAGAGCTCAAAGACCGCGCAGACGAAGCAGGAATACGACTACGTGTTTCATGGGTTGACCCAAGCGCAGTGCCAGCAGAAAGCGGACACATTGCTTGCGCAGATCAGCCAGCACGAGTACCGGCTCGAAGCAACGACGCCAGGGGACACTGTGACCTTTCCCTGGACACCGGTGGTGGTGGGTGGCACGAACACCGACTTTGACACCACGTACCAGCTCGCGCGAATCAGCCGCACCTTCGACCGCCGCGGCTACTTGATGACGATGTCGGCCAGAACGGCGCCGACCCAACAGGCTGTGACGCTCTCATGATCGACCACATCAAACGGATTTGCTCCGAGTTCCTGTCTAGCTTCTTCGTGGGCCGATATGGCGTGATTTCGTCGTTCAACCCGCAAAATTACACGGTGAAAGTGCTGATCCAGCCGGAAGGAACAGAGACTGGCTTCGTGCCGCTGACAGCGCCATGGGTGGGCCCGAATTTCGGCATGGTCTTTGGTCCGAATGGTGGTGAGCAGGTGATGCTGCATTTCATCGACGGGTCGCTGCAGGCCACGATTGTGGGCGGCATGATGTTCAACGACTCCATGCAACCGCCGCCCATCACGGCAGGGCAGTTCGCTGTTGTTGACAGCAAAGGCTCATATGTGCGTCTGAACAACGACACCACGATCACACTCGGTGCCACGGGCGGCATCACTTCAACGACGCCGCTGCTCAAACAAGTAGGGAACTTCGAGGTTGACGGCAACGTGCAGGTGAATGGGAATGCCACAGCAAGCGGCACTGTCACTGGTCAGACCGACGTGGTTGGCGACGGCAAGAGCTTCAAAGGCCATACACACACTGCGCCAAGCGGCGGCGGTACCACCTCAGCACCGAACTAGGAATCGACATGGCAGGAGAGTTTCATTGGTGGGGGCTGGACATCCAGTTCACGGCCGCCGGCGACGATGCGTCCGTTTCAGCAATCGATGAGATCAACCAAAGCATTGTGCGCGAATGCCTGACGCCACCTGGTGACTATGTCTGGGACCAAACGTATGGGCTCGGCCTCGGCCAGCGCGTCGGGCAGGCACTGACGCCTGATGTCTTTGCAGAGATCAAGGCCGGAATCATTTCCGTTGCGGCGAAGCAGCCCGATGTGCAGCAGCAACCTGCGCCCATCGTTACCTTCACCAATGACCTGGCCGGCTTCGTTGCAGCGCAAATCACGTATGTCTATGCACCGACCGGCAGGCCGGTCACCTTGAATATTCCGGGTCAATAAATGGCGCTCAACACGCAATCCTTCTCAGCCCTGGTACAGCAGCAGGTCGCGGCGATCCAGGCTGCCTGCTCGACGGTATTGAGCTTCGCCCGCGGCTCCCTCGAGCTGGCCCGGGCCCAAGCAGCGGCAGGCGTGTCGATGTGGCTGCAATCGTTGGTGCTGCAGTTCTTGGCCGCCACGCGCCTGTCGACAGCATCTGGTTCTGACGTCGATAGTTTTGTGGCCGACTTCGGCCTGATTCGAGAGGCTGCAATCCCGTCGACCGGTGCTGTGACCTTCGCGCGCTTCTCCAGCACCCAGATTGCCTATATCCCGGTCGGCACGCAGTTGGCGACGGCCGATGGGACGCAGCAGTTCCTGGTGATCTCCGACACCACACAATCGGCGTTCAACGCATCGACGAACGAATACGTCATCCCGGTCAATACAAGCTCCATCACCGCTTCGGTGCAGGCGGTGAACGCCGGCAGCCAGGGCAATGTGAACGCCAGCACAATCACCGTGATAACCGGGAGCGTGCCGAACGTAGACACGGTGAACAACGCGCTGCCGTATGCCAACGGCATTGACCAGGAGAGCGACGCGGCGCTCAAAACGCGCTTCCAGCTCTTCATTTCGGGGCTGAAAGAGGGCACAAAGGCTGCTGTGGCATCCGCCATCGCCAACCTGCAGCTGGGCCTGCAATACAGCCTGACCGAAAACCAGGCCTACGCCGGCGGCACGCAGTTGGGTTACTTCTATGTGGTCATCAACCCCGGCACTTCCGGTGACCTGGCCGCCGCCTACACCGCTATCGATGCAATCCGGCCACTGAGTGTGACCTTCGGGGTATTTGCAGCAACGCCTGAAACTGCAACGGTATCAATGACGGCCGTGGCCGCATCAGGGTACACCCATGCGCAAATCGTCGCGGCCATCACCACCGCGATACAGAACTTCATCGCCGCGATACCGCTCGGGCAGTCGCTCTACTGGTCGCAACTCTATGCCGTCGCCTACGGCGTGCAAGGAGTGCAGGAAGTGACGGCGATGCTGCTCAATGGCGGCACCAGCGATCTTACAGTCACAAGTCAACAGGTGATCGTGCCCGGCACGGTTACTGTCAATTAAGAGGGTTTCATGTTCAAACGCTTTATCTGCGCCGCACTGCTGGCGCTGTCGTCGTTCGCCTATGGCGCTGGTTCGTCGATCAATCCCCTCGTTCCTCAACAGGGAGCACAGATTGCGTCGGGACCGATCCGCACAAACTTCCTGGCGGCCTACAACGACATCAATGCCCTGATTCAGCAAAACGCCGGGCCCACCTCTCCGCTTCTGCCGGTGCCTGGCCAGCTCTGGCTCAACACGTCGACGGTCCCGTACTACCTTGAGGAATACGACGGCGCGCAGTGGGTGATATTGGGTGGATTGAACGCGAATACCCATCAGTGGGTGCTGACGCCGTGTAATGCCAACACCAGCGGCGGTGTGCCCACGCCCCCCAACGATCCTACCCAACTGCTGCGTGGCGATTGCACCTGGGCGACAGCACCTATCGGCTCGGTCACCAACGTATCGGTAGCCACAGCGAATGGCTTGGCCGGCACCGTTGCCGCTCCGAATAGCTCTCCCGTGATCACGCTTTCGACGACGGTAACGGGCATTTTGCAAGGTAACGGCACCTCGATCAGCGGGGTCAACACTACCGGCACCGGCAATGTGGTGGAATCCACGTCCCCGACCATCACCACGCCGACATTCACTGGCTTGCAGTATGGCTCGACCAGTCCCACCGTATTGGCCGCTGGCACAACGCAGGGCACAGCGACAGCGCTGACCTCCGCCTACAACGTTGTCACGACCGTCGCTTCCGGTTCTGGCGTGATCTTGCCCACCCCGGCCGGGTCTGGTGCCTCTGTCTCCATCAAGAACAGCGGCGCAAATCCACTCTTGGTCTACCCGAACAGCGGCGCGGCAATTGACGGTGGTGCTGCCAATGCGGCAGTGTCGGTACCTGTTGGCGCCGTCTACACGGTGCAGAATTCCGGCACCTTGCAGTGGTACACCTTTGACCCGGTTATCGCCGGCACCGCGAGCCAGATCACGGTAACGAGCTCGCCTGGCACCACCACGATCTCGATCCCGACGAATCCAACCATCGGTGGTGCCAACATTACCGGGGTGCCGGTCAGCACCGGCCTATCGGGCCTCGGCACTGGCGTCGGCACGGCGCTGGGAATAGCGGTCGGGTCTGCTGGCGCGCCTGTTGTGAATGGCGGCGCGTTGGGTACGCCTTCGAGTGGAACATTGACGAACGCGACTGGTCTGCCGCTTTCAACGGGCGTCACTGGCAACTTGACGGTCTCGCACCTGAATAGCGGAACAAGCGCATCTACATCGACCTTCTGGCGCGGTGACGGCACCTGGGCGCCTCCTACCGCCATCGTCAACGGCTATATCAACGGTTTTGGGCTGTCCAACGACACGACCACGGCCACGACGGTTCTTGACATCGCAACTGGGCTGGCGGCAGACAGTACCAACTCGGTCAATATCCAACTCAGTTCCGCGTGGAAGAAAACAACGACCGGCACGTTCGTCGCTGGCACCGGTAACGCCGGCATGGGCACCGGCCTGACCATCACTGCAAACACTAACTACCATGTGTTCGCGATCCTCTGCAGTGGGTCAGTCGATGTCTATTTCGACACATCGATTACAGCAGCGAACGCACCGGCCTGCACGACGAACTACCGATATATCGGCGACTTTCGCACCCAGGGCGCCAATACGAACATCGCCACGTTCTATCAATTCGGACAGAAAGTTTTTTACGGAAGCCCCATCACTGACGCTTCCACCAACAACACGACTCAGACCGCCTACACAGCTTCCGTTCCTTCTGGTGTCGTGGTATTTCCGATTCAGCAGGTCCGCGTATCAGGCGGCACTGTTGGTGGTACCTGTGACTTTTACGCCAATGGTGGGACGGGCTCGATTTCCGACATGCATTTGTACCTGAACGCAACGGCCACGCAGACGGCAGTTCAAATTCAGACGACGACAAACACTTCCGGGCAACTAGCGTATCTGGGAAGCACCAGTAGCAATACCTGCGCGATGATCACGCTCGGCTATATCAACCCGCATATCGCCAGCAACTTCTGAGGCAATCCATGAAGAAACTCTCGGATTTTATTTACTGTCATGGCACCGGTATTTGGCTTGCCGTAGCTATCGTCCTGGTAGTTCTAGTATTGGGGCAGCCCGCAAGTGCGCAACAGGTTTGGGCTGCGACAGATACCAGCGGTAACGTCGTCGGGTTTTGGAACAATGCGCCGCCGAGCCCGGTGCCGACGAACTGCTGCACGGTCATGTGGATGACCGATACGCGGATTCAGCTCTATCTCAACCCGGCGCCGACGCCCGAACAGGCTTACGCCACGGCGCTCGCTGCCGGACTGACGATCACCTCGACCTCTACGCCAGCGCTTAATGGTGTGTATTCGATCGGCCCGGTGGCGCAGTTGAACATCACTTCGATTGCGTCAAGTATCGGAGCTGGCCAGGGCTTTCCGAATGGCGGAACCACCATCCAGTGGCTTGACGCTCAAAGTGTTGCTCACGAAATGACACCAGCGCAGTTTCTTGCCTTCGCCGACGCCGTGCGCAACTACGTCTACCAGTTGCAGTTGACGGCTTCGACATTGGTTTCTGGCGGCGCGGCGTCCTGGCCGGCGGCTGCAGCGACCATTCCGTAGGAAGACGGTATGCCACTGAATTACGACGACGGCCAATCCGTCTTTGACAACGGCACGTCGACCTGGGATGACGCCGCGCAGTTTCCGGTTGCGCCGGCCATTGGCAGCCAGGGCGACATGTTCAACCGGCTAAAGGCGCTGATTCCGCGCTCTTGGTTCACGTCTTCGCCGAACTTCGACGCGACGTTACAGGGCTCGTCCTTGGCCCTGGCGATGAACTGGGCACTGATTCAGTATGCGGTGCTGCAGATGCGCATCAAGACCGCGATTGACGGATTCCTTGACATCGTATCGCTCGACTATTTCGGTGCTCTGTTGCCTCGGTTGACGCAGGAAAGCGATGCCAGCTTTCGCAACCGGATCCTGGCCAACTTGTTTGTGAAGGGGCCGACGCGCGCCGACATGATCAGGGTGCTGACGATCTTGACCGGTCGAGCTCCTGCCGTTTTCGAGCCAAGCAACATCCTCGATTCCGGCGGCTATGACAGCAGCGCGTTCTTCGACTGCACTGGCGCCTGGGGTGACCCGTTACCTTATCAATCGTTCGTGACGGCATACCGGCCATCGGTGGGCGTTGTCTCACTCGGTGAGTATGACACCGTGCGCGAATGGCAGGACGTAAGCGGCTACTACTCAGACCCTGAACAAGGAAGTATCTCGGATGCGGCGATCACAGCCGCTGTCGAAACCACTCGAGCGCTTGGCACCGTCGTCTGGCTCCGAATCGCGGACAACCCTGTATCACCCTAATCAACACATTGCCCATTGAGGCCGCCTAGTGCGGCCTTTTTTATTGCCGAGGAACCATGTACCGCCCAATCATCTACACCGCCGAACAGGTGCGCAGTACGGACATCTTGTTCGGCTTCCGCCACACCATGATCGCGTTCTCCAAGCTCGCCGCCGCGATGCTTGGCACCTCGACTTGTGTCAATGGATTTGCTTGCACGCCGACATCACCCAACACGTTGACAGTCAATGTCGGCCAGGGCGAAATCTACAGCATGGCACCGGTCGATGCGACGGCCTACGGCGTGCTGCCTGCGAACACGACGGACCAGATCCTGAAGCAGGGCATTGTGTTGGGCACGGCAAATCTTTCTTGCCCGGCACCGACCACTGTCGGCTTCTCGATCAATTACCTGATCGAAGCCGAATTCCAGGAAGTCGATGCGAACAGCGTCGTGCTGCCCTTTTACAATTCAGCCAATCCGAGCCAGCCATTCAGTGGTCAGAACAACTCGGGGGCGCCATTGCCGACAGAACGACATGGCACTTGCCTGTTGCAAGTGAAAGCCGGCGCAGCTGCCGCCACGGGTAGCCAGGTAACTCCCTCAGCGGACGCCGGATTTGTCGGCCTCTGGGTTGTGACGGTCGCCTATGGCCAAACCGGTATCTCGGGCGCCAACATTGCCCAAGCAGCAGGCGCGCCTTTCCTGACCCAGAACCTGCAGACTATTCTGGCGGCGCTCGCTGGTTATGCGCAGCTCGGCGCGACGCAGGCCTGGACGAAGGGCCAGAGCGGCACGCCAGTGCCGATCACATTCGGTCCCACTATCACGCCGGACTTCTCGGGTGCGAACAACTTCACGATCAGCCCGATCACCTCGAATTTCGCCTTAGCAAACCCAACCCATCTCGTTGCCGGGCAATCTGGGGTCATTGAGTGCACGCAAAACAATACAGGTAACTTCACAATCAGCTCATTCGGAAATGCCTATATCGGCGCGAATGGGTCGAAGCCGAACCTGGCGGCCGGCCCGAACGGAACCGATTTGCTGGCGTATTACGTAACGTCGAATTTGAAGGTCCAGCTTAGCGCCATACCGAAGGTGGCATGATGACGGTTCCAGCAAATCTTGTAGCAGTATTGTTGGCGCAGGCATCAACACCTACACCAACCCCGACACCTACGCCCACGCCGACACCGACACCAACTCCTACCCCAACGCCGACGCCGACGCCCACTCCGACACCAACCCCAACGCCGACACCGATCGCTGTCTCTCAGGGTGGCCCAGGTGTTTCTGGTGGAACCATATATGGAGGCGTTATTTACGCGGTCAATGGCGCTACGGTCACCATCGGTATCAACGCCGTATTGAGTGGCGGCACACCCGGCTACGGCTTGAACTCGTTCACTTACAACGGCGCAGTGACAAGTGGACCAACGACCGGCGGCCCATGCGGCTCATACGTGGCCTGGGATATTCAATTTGTAAGCGTGACGCGAAGGCCGTCTGTACGCAACAGTGGAAAGTGGGCAAAGTGGTGTGCACCAGAAAGTGGTGGGGACCAAATTGTCTACTATATCCAAAAGGCCAAGCCGGCTAGGTCG